GATGCAGAAGTTTGGTTCCATCATGGTATTTTACAACCAGACGGAACACATGCAGATGATCCAAACTACCCTGGATATCAGTTTGAAGAACTGTATTACAAGCGTTGGGGTACCAGACCAACTGGAGCATTTTACGATGCATACAAACTTGTAAAAAGTTTTCGTGATGGTTTGCAAAAAGCACTATGGGTCAATAAAGGCAATCCAAATGCTAAAAAACTGCAAAAAGCTCTAGCTGAAATGGCAGCAGATCCTAGTGCAAGAAAAGTCATTGAAAAGAGTGTTGGTGTATATGAATGGAAAATTGGCGATGACGGTAATCGCCAACGTGATACACTATTTGCAATGATCAATGAACAAGCACTTAAAAACCTAGTAAAGTTTAATACACAAGCACTAGGACTCGACAGTGTTTATAAAGAAGATTTGATTAAAAAGTGACACATGTTACTGTAATCAAATACAGTAGTGCAGTGACCATCCTTATAGCGATGGTCCTGCACGTTCTTGGCATAACACCATGGAATAGTTTTGCACAAATGTTAGGCGCAGGCGGCTGGATATATGCAGGTTATCGTATGAATGAACGTGCAATTATATTAAACTTTTTACCACAATTTTTTATCATCATTCCGTTGTTGATATATACATATATAATATAAGGATTCACATGAAATATATATTTGTAGCAGGTGCACCTGGCAGTCGTTGGAGTAGTGTAGCTAGAACTATCTATAGTAGCAGTAAAATAGATAACAGCGATAGCAACAACAGTTACACCCGCCCTGGAGAAATAGTGCCTATGCACGTAGGAACATACTGGGATCCAGGTATGGAACATGGTAAGTTGTTTGATACATTAGACAACATATCTAAATCTTATGCAGAAGATGAGTTTAATAGACCTTTTAAGCACAACACTAACTTAACTCGTATTATTAAAAGTCATCAGTTCTGTAAACATTTAGAACATATACGAGATACTTGGAATTTTTGTCCTATTGTTCTTGTATACTTTAAAAGTGACGAAGCTACAGAAAAATGGTGGTATGATGCTGGCGGATGGAATATCACCTATCCTTGTTATGATTGGTATAATGATCGTATGCATGAAGAGATTTGTATTCAAAATCAAGGAGTACTAGACTTTATTAAAAATAATAAATGTACACGAGTTTCTAACAGTGAAGAATTAGGAAAAGTATTAGGTCTTGTTGATTTAGAATACAAAGACTTTGATGCTGCAGAAACAGATGTTTACGTATATATTCCACATCTAGTAGAATACTTTGGAAAAAGCTGGAAAGGTAATTTACCTAAATACAAGTACAGTGGATTATCATTGTTAAATAAAATTAGCAAAGATGCAAGTGTGCTAGATATAGGTTGTGGTAGTAACTTTTTTAAACAACATTTTAACAACTTAGTAGGCATTGATCCTAGCAATCCTGCTGCAGATTATATGACTGCACTTGAAGAATTTACTACCGATGATCATTATGATGCTGTACTGTGCTTAGGAAGTTTAAACTTTGGACCTTACGAAACAGTTTATAATCAATGTAAACGTGCAGTAGAATTAACTAAGCCTGGGGGTACAATATATTGGAGATGTAATCCTGGCTTACATGATCATCCGCACAAAGGAATGGAAGACATAGACTTTTTTGAATGGAGTTTTGAACTACACGAAAAATGGACTAGACAACTCGACTGTGATCTGTTACAATGTACTTGGGATACTGACAATCGTATCTATGCCGAATGGAGAAAGCGTTAATGTTAGACGTTATTCAAATCAGCTACTACGAAGATACAGCTGATGAAAATTTTGAAATATTACAAATGTTTGCTCCTCACGCCAAGCGTGTACAAGGAGTAAAAGGTATTTTTGCTGCACATAAAGCAGCCGCAGAACTAGCAGAGACTACTTGTTTTTATGTAGTAGATGCTGATGCAGTAATCGACGAAGAATTTGGATTTAAGTTTAGACCTGATAGAAATAAAAAAGAATACGGGCATGTTCCTCAAACAGAATGTGTTTATACCTGGCGTAGTAGAAATCCTGTTAACGATTTGTTGTATGGGTACGGCGGCGTTAAACTATTTCCACGTAAAGCAATGTTAGAAGCAGCTCAGTGGAATGTTGATATGACTACAACACTTGGTTGTCCTTTTGTTCCTAAGTTTCAAGTAAGCAATATTACAGCCTTTAATACAGATCCGTTTAATACTTGGAAAAGTGCATTTAGAGAATGTACTAAACTCGCAAGTAGTATTATTCCAAATGGCGATAACAGAGACAACGAATATCGTTTAGATGTTTGGTGTAACAGAGGCGAAAACAGAGACTTCGGCGAGTTCTGTATTATGGGTGCTAATCAGGGAAGAGACTTTGGAAGACATTATAAAAATAATGAAAACGTACTTAAAAAGATCAATGACTTTGACTGGCTTAAAAACACATTTAATCAAACACTACAAGAACACGATTATAGCCTACCAGAATATGGAGTAACCATAGCGTGAGTACACTTCCTTTAGAAATTCACGAACTGTTAGATCGTTATGAACTATTATACCCAGAAGTAGAAGAACTTGCTTGGTTGCGGTGTGCTGTGTTAGACAAAGAAGTTAGTAGTATTTTCAAACTAGCTAACCAACACGATACTGATCTACGTAAAGCAGTGCTTGAACTTAATGTACACAGTTTGTTTAGAGTTATGGACGGACTACCTGTTGAAATTAAAGATGCAACAAGTGAAGATTTGAGAAAGGTAGCGGTTCCTAACAGCTTTACATATATTTTTAAATTTTATCCAGATGATAACGAAGATGTAAGATTACGCAAAACCGCAGTACTAGACCATGATAGAGAAAGTATTTTTAAACTGTTAGCACTAGAGAATGATGATTTAGAAGATCTTGTTCTCAGAGATAATTATTGGAAACTTTGGTCAATATTAAACAATTTAGTCAGTAGTCCTTATACCAGTGCTTTTAAAAACTTTTTTATCAATGACATTGTAATTGATACAGATTGTTTTAGCAGAGGACAATTACAAAGCAAGCTATGGCTAGTTGAAGAATTAAAAAAACTAAACCGCAGTTTAGGCGTAGTTTTTCTTTGTGCTGGATGGTATGCTACTATTGTTCCAATGTTGCAGCAAGCAGAAATAGAATTTGATCGTATTAGAAGTTTTGATTTAGATCCAACTTGCGTTGACATAGCAGAACAATTTAATAAAAGTCTTAAAATAGACGGATGGCGATTTAAAGCTATAACACAAGATATACATCAACTTGATTTTGAAGAAAATCGTTCAGACACTTGGAGTGTTACTAAAAATAAGATTGTTACACTAGTTGATCACCCCGACACTATTATTAATACTAGTTGCGAACATATAGAAAACTTTGCAGACTGGTATGCAAAAATACCAAATGGAAAACTAGTCATATTACAAACTAACAATTATTTTGATATTGAAGAACATGTAAATTGTTCAAAGGATTTGGATGAATTTGCAGCGCAAACTCCGATGTCGAAGATCCTTTATCAAGGTGAACTAGATTTAGAAAAATATAAAAGGTTTATGAGAATTGGAATTAAATGATTTAAGTTTGCGTGAATTGCAAAAGGAAAGTGCCAGGGCACTAAGTACTATGCAAGCTACAAACAACAATATATATAAGTTTAACAAAGAAGCACATCACAACAGTCAAAAATGGTATTGTGCAGTCATTGAATGGTATGTAAATACATATGGAGACTTGCCTAGTCGTACAGGGCCGGGCAAGGATGTTAAACTAATTTTAGGAGAGTAACATGCCAGATATTACAGAAAATCCCGGGTTACAGGAATTTTGGACTGATATACAGGACGCTAGATTTCAAACAAGTGCATGGGATTTAACACAAACAGTTTCTCAAGAAACTATGCAAGAAATAATCAACGAAGTTCATCGCAGAGCTCCGACAAAACAAAACAGAGTAGCATACAGCATGCATCTGTTTGATTGGAGCAATACTCAAATCAGAGATGATTTTTGGGAAATGGCAGTTGATAGGGATAATCCAGACCCTAAGTTTAATCCTCAAACACTAGCAAACTGGTTAGTTGTTTTTTCAACTAGAGAGCCGCAGCCTTTCAGATGGGACTTTACTCAGCCACCTGATGGTACTGTAGAATTTGGATTAAGCACTATGGAGATAGGAATGGCTGCACACATGTTAATCTACAGTGCTAGAGCTAAAGGTTTACAGTGTGGTTTTTGTAAATGCTTAAACTGGGATGATCCGCGTTGGGATTCGTCACTACTAGCAGCTACAGGTGCTTCTTATCCAGAAGAAGTTCAACTACTTGTAGGTGTTGGTGTTATCAATAGTGATTTAACAACTACCTATAATCCTCATACTGACACATGGATCGACGTTACTAAAGAAATTGGTCAAAAATGGTTAACTGAACCTAAACCTGATCAAAGCGAGTATGTTCATTGGCATGTATAATTACCAAGATATAAAAACAGTACACTTAGAAGTTACACAACGTTGTCAAGCGGCATGCCCTATGTGTGACCGTAATGAAAACGGAGGCGCTGATAACCGTCATATTACTAATGCTGAACTAAGTTTAGAAGACTGTAAACGTATATTTGATCCCGAGTTTATCGCACAGTTAGAAACTATGTATATGTGCGGTAACTTGGGTGATCCTATTGTTGCACGAGATACATTAGAAATATTCAAATACTTTAGAGAGCACAATAAAGATATGTGGCTTTCTATGAATACAAACGCAGGAGCAAAAGATGAAACGTGGTGGGCTGACTTGGCTAGAGTTATTAATCGTAATGGGGCTGTTATCTTCTCTGTTGACGGCTTGCGTGATACTAATCATCTTTATAGACAGAATGTTGTTTGGGATAATGTAGAACGTAATATGCGAGCGTTCATTGATGCTGGTGGCAGAGCTCGATGGGATTATATTATATTTGGACATAACGAACATCAAGTTGATGAAGCAGAAGCACTAGCTATCGAGTGGGGTGTAGAAAAGTTTCAGAAGAAAAAATCAGGACGTTTCTTTACTGCAAATAACGCAGGCAAAGATGCACACCAAGCACAAAATCGCAAAGGTGAACAAACACAGTTAATTGAAAAACCCAAAGCAATTGACAATCAAAATCTAGCACTGCTAAAGCAAAAAGAAATAGAAAAATCATACGGAAGTATGAGCGACTATTACAATAAGTGTAATATTAAATGTAAAGTCGCTGCGGAAAAAAATATCTTTATTACAGCAGAAGGGTTGTTAATGCCTTGCTGCTGGACTGCTGGACGTATGTATAAATGGTGGCATGCTGATCCACGTGTAGAACAAATATGGGATTTCATTGATCGTGCCGGCGGAAAGCAGGGCATTGATGTAATTAATAATAGTTTACAAGATGTTATGAGAAACGGATTGTTACAAGACATACAATCCAGTTGGAGCAAAGACAGTATCGAAAACGGTAAACTTGGAGTATGTGCTATGAAGTGCGGAACAGAGTTTGATCCATTTGGAGCACAATTTGAGTGAGACAACTACAAACTACACCAACAAATATATTACTTGGGAATGTACCACAGTGTGCAACTACAGTTGTAGTTATTGCTGGCCCGCATGTCATGACGGAAAATATCGTTGGCCCGACAGTGACAAAACGAATCGTCTAATCGAATACATAAAAAACTTCAGTGAAGGTAAACGTGTGATACTTGATATCATGGGAGGTGAACCAACACTGTGGCCTGACTTGCAACGATTTTGTCACAGTGTAGGAGACTATACTGATATTACATTTAGTAGTAACGGCAGTCGTACAGCTCGTTGGTGGAGCAAATTTACTGCACCGATAAATCATTTGTTGTTCAGTTTTCATCCTGAAAATGCTGACTTAGATCATTATGTTGCTATGCTCAAACAAACACATCAACGCTATAGAATAAGTGTGCTAATACTTTATCACCCTAAATTCAAAGACATATGTTTACGTGCTTGGGATCGACTAACACAAGGTGATTTAGAAATTAGCTGTAGAATGAAACGTATCAATACACCTGACCACAGCAAACAAATACTCAGTGTGGATTATACTGACGAGGACAGAGAGATATTACTGTGGAATTATTACAATTGTAGTGTAAATATGGTGAATCCTGAAATGTACCTATACATCGACGGAATACAAAAAGATCCACAAACACTGATAGCTACAGATCAACACAGTTTTACAGGATGGCAATGTAACTTGGGCAATAACACCTATCGTTATATCACAGCAGATGGGACTGTGTACGGTAGTGCATGTGAAATGCGTACAGCAATGGGCAACGTATACACACTGGGAGAAATCGAACCTGCTGTGAGTTTGACTTGTAAATCTAAATTTTGTGATTGTGCAATTGATTTGGTGTTAAATACAAAACAATGGACTATTGCAGAATAAATTTAGATAAAACTAATTACGAGTTATTACCTAATACACAATTTAAGATATTAACAAATTGGTCATATGGCGAGTTAAACTCGATATATATGGCTTATTGCAAATATAAAAAATTTGCAAGCGTTATGCCTATGTTTTATGAAGACTTTAAAAATAACGAAGTAGTAGGATATTATCATAACAACAAACTAGTAGCTTGGAGTTTAATTGTTCTTTATCCTAGTCAGCAAAGTGTAATGGCAGAACAGTTTGCTTGGGATTATGTTAATCCAGAACTTAGATTAGGTATACGTAGTTTAGAACATGAGTGTGCTTATTACAAGCAACAAGGTTATCATTATATGTATCTGCATGGCGCAGATGAGTATAAAAAAGACTTTGATGGGTTTGAAACACTAGGATCTGTCTAGCACCACGTCTTTGTAGTATTGTTCGTCCCAATTTTTATAATAGCCTTTTCGTTCTAGTATTTCTCTAGCGGCTAGTATTTTTTTACGTGACTGTAGTAATAACAATGCCCACGTGCCTTGATTAACAGTGTATCCTGCAACTGCTTCAACTTCACTTGGGTGATCTTCTAATACCAAATATCCACGTTTACCAATTAGTCCTGTGTTAGCTTGTTCAGCTATTTCGCTTAGTTGTTCGCTTGATATTAGTTTAGCGTCACATCCTAACACTACTACATCAATATTTTTAGGCCAGTGATATGTAAAGTTTTCTAATTCAGCACGAAAATAATCTGGCATTACTATGTGTCCAAATATATTTTTTAGTTCAACACATTTAACTTTACCATCTAACACTGCTTGACGTGCATAAGGGCATGCAGGCATTCCGTTAAATTCATCTAGTTCTACACTAAGTCTTTGTTCTATCCAAGCATGGACGTCAGACTCCATAGTCATTTTGTCCTCCTTTTCTTTTAATATCTAGTGTTAAACAGTGCCAGCCGCCATCCCAGAAAAATCTGTGACGCAGTGGACATATTACTGGCTCCATCTGATACTTGCGCAAGTTTTCAATTAAGTATGGATTTTCTGTATTAACAACTACATGACGATCATCTAATACTAAACAGTTAACATCAAATATAGTTTCTTCAACATATCCTGTCCAGTTAGGCAAGAAACTTTCAACAAACTCAGTAAAGTCGTCGTTATCTTCTTCGCCTGGTACCCACCATTTGCCTTCGTTTTTAAATTTAAGTACTCGCCATTTACGTACTTGATCCCATCGCGGATCATCAAACCAAATAATTTCCCAACCAGCAAATATATCTCGGTAAGGTTCTAATTCGCGACTAGCAACAACAAGACCTGGTTTAATAACACTAAACACACTGTCGTTGTGTCCACCGATAAAAATCTTTTTATAATTAAAATCAGGGTGTTCACGTTCTAAAAATGTTTCAACTACGTCTGGTACTTGCCAAGTGTCAACTAAACAAGTTTTTCC